CTGACTGCGGAGTATTGCCGCCAAGCTGATTGAAGAACGCGGTATCCATACGACCGGCGAACCAGTCTTGCAGGCCCATCCGCGCCTCTTCACGAACCGAGAACGGAACCCGTTGCTCGGACATCTTACCGCCGGACCTGACCGCATGACGAAGTTGGTCAATCAGCACGTTGTCAGAATAGGTCGTCAGCGGCTCTTCGTTTCCTTCCAGCGTGCCGTCGCCGGAAACACCATCTCCGGTCAACTGCATTCTCAGGCCGACAGTGATGCGATCGCCGGGAGACTTGCTCGTCTCTTCCTTGATCTGGATCACCGAGTTTTCGTCGTCGCCGATGAACTTATAGATGAACGTCTCTTTAAGTGCTTCGTGCGCGAGTTTCTTCGACCAGAGCTTTACTGCCAGGGCATCGTTTACCCCGTAGCTCGTATTCACGTTGAATCTCCTGTTACCGTTAAAAAGGGAACTGCTTTCTTGCCCTCTAGCGGTTCAGGCGTCCGGCATGGCTTTTGGTGACGCTCGGCCAAGCGAGCGGATGCGGCTTCTCGCCGCAGGTCTAACGATTGCGAACGCTACGCACCTTCTTATTTCAATGCAAGGGGCTACGTTTAATATTCTTAGCCCACCAGTCTTTATCGGCCACCAACCGGTCCAGTTGCTCGTTGTCCATTTGGGCTAGGGACGAGATGCTTGCGTCGTCTGGGCCGGTCCCGCCACCGCCGCTCTTTGCGAGCTCCTGCCCCTTCTCGATCGCCTTCAGCTTAGACTCGCCATCAGATTTAGCCTTCTCCTCGGTCTTGGCTTCCTCTTTCTTGCCAGTAAAGCCAACGCGCTTTGCCATCTTATAGACCGCCTCGGCAGGGTCTTTGCCAGCCTGTATCGCCTTGTGCGTGATCCCGATGGCCTTGCCGAATACCAGTTTCGGCACTTCCGCGGCATCGAATCCAGCTTCCAGGAACTCGTCGCGCCACACGTCAGTCAGGTGCGTGGATGCATCCCAATAGTCTGGATGTTCCTTGGCGAACACGGCTTCCTTGGCATCCACGGCTGATTTGTGCTTGGATACCTCTCCGGTGGCCTGTGCGGCTTGATCCTGCTTTTCCAGCCTCGAGCGGATCTCGTCCAGACTTTTCTTCAGGTTGTCGTTCTCATGCTTCAGGGCGCCGGCCGGGTCGTCCTCGAACTTAGGCGCCGGAGCCTCGGCCTGCTTCGCAAGTTTGTCCACGAAGCCCTGTAGCTTCTTGTCGCCTTCAGCAACCAGGTCTTTCAGGGATTTGAGCTCGGACCTCAATTCCTTGTTTTGCGAACGCGCTTCATCGAGAGCAGCCTTGGGGATCATCGGTTGCTCTGGCTTCGCTTCTGCCTTTACCTCTGTCTTGGTTTCTGCCTTTGCCTCGACCTTTGCCTCGACCTTGGTTTCCGGCTTCGGCTCAGGTTTTGTCTGGCCGTCGTCCTTAGCCATCTGGTCAAATAGCTTTTGTTCTTCTTCGTTCAGTGGCGCTGCGTCTGCTGGCATTTTGTTCTCCTATTACATCTCATCAAAGAGGGCGAGGAGTACGGTTTCTTCCTCATCGTGTAATTTCTGAAGTTGTTGTTCTACCTGCCTGCGCCTTGCTTCCAGAGCTGTGACGTTTCGCTTAGTGCCTTCGATCACTAGTAGACGCATGAGAAGTTGGTTTTCTTCCAGAAGCGTCTCTAGTTCGGCAAACTCTCGGCTCTTTCTCGTCTGGACTACTTCAATCAGTGACTCCTGTAGCATTGCGGTTGCTACATCGGCCCGCGGCACTTCGCGCTCGGCAATGCAGCGCTTGATGTATTCCTCGAATATCAATGGGTCGCTGTACGGACCTCTGATGCGCTTCCTCGGCTTCGATCCCCCGACCTCGATGACGGGTACGCTTATCTGTTGCGCTCCCATATAGAACGCGGTAATCGAAAACGCATCAACCGAGAACGCGGTATTAGAGAACGAAGCCATCTATGCGCGCCACAGGTCTAGTGCCGTACCAGAGCCAATCACCGTCACTCCGTTGATGACCAGTACATTCGCGTCGAGTTTGCTGGCAACGGTAAATGTCAGGCTATCGGTCTTAGCCTTGATCGCGCCGACATCCGACGCAGTGAGCCCAGTAACGCTGCCGACAGATCCAGTGACATTCCCGCCGACGTTGCCAGTTACACTTGCCACCGCGCTCGCCGCAACTGCGGTGCCAATGGAGGTCTTCATCGCCGCTGTGAAGTCGCCAACAGTCGGCGCGTTAGTTAGGTTCGTGGCTGTAGTAATCGTGCCGGCAGTGATGTTCGTCGGGCTCGCTACGGAATTCGGGAATGTGACTCCCGCTGCCGCCGTCACTGTCTGACCGGCGAGTTGGTCAGAGTTCGCCGTAACCCTGGCCGTTACAGACCCTACCGCACCAGTGACGCTGCCAACAGAACCCGTCACCGAACCGACCGCTCCGGTGACGCTCGCCGGCGTAGCCGCGTTGAGAGAGGTTTTCATCGCGGCGGTGAAATCCCCGGCAGTCGGCGCGTTCGTCATGTTCGTCGTCGTGGTGATCGTGCCAGCGGTGATGTTGGTGGTGCTGGCCGGCGCCGCGGGCAGGTTGTCTGTTTTCGCCTTAATCGCTGCGTTGTCGCCGGTTCCTCCAGACTTCACGATGGCGAATGAATCCCCCGTTTGCAGAGTGTTGCCGGTGTAAGTCGTCAAGGTGTTGACGAGGTTGACCGTGCCTACCGTAATACCGTCGTCGACGACGTTCGACTGTGCGATGCACTCGAGCGTGATGAGCGTGGCTTTCGCGCCGACGCTGTCCGCCGTCTTGCACGCAATGCGTGTCGCATTCGCCACCGGGATCGGCGGGTATATCGGGCGATAGCCTGTCGCAGTCGTGGTGCCAGTAGACAGGTTGATGAGATATTGTCCTACAATGGTTTCTGAGCCAGCGCCCCCGGTAGCAAGTTGCACGACATCATAAGTCCCGCCGAGAGCAGCCGCGGCTTCGACATAGATCCCGGTGATGTAGAGAGCGGCTGAGGTACTCGCAATCAGCTGCACGTAAGTCGTGGTGAATACGTTCGCAGCGCCGGACGTGCAGGATGTTCCTGCCGCCGGAGCGGTTGGGATTGCGAAGTGCCCAACGCCTGCGGTTTTTACCGACATGCAGCCCCTAAATTCAGCCGTCTATCTCCATCGCCAAACTACCGTCAGGCTGGCGTCTTGCGGTGCCCTTGCGGCGTCCGCGCGTCGATACGGATTTAGCAACATCGGACAACGCCTTCGTGTGCTCCGCAAGAGCCTTCGACATCTCTCCTGAGCCGGTATCGGATATGACGAACGTGTTGTTGTCTGGTGCCTTGTCTTTCTCGGACACCTGACGCGCCTTGATAATTTCGTTCCTGAAGTCAGACACGATCTGCGTAATGTGCTTGAACTCGTCCGAACGACGATCCATATGCGATGTAACCGTATCAACGTGCGCTTTCAGAATCGCATTCGCCCGTTCCACGAATGCCTGCATCTCGGACTGGCGTTCCTTGGACGCGATCTTGTCCGCAGACTCCGCGTGCTTCGCGTGAATCTTCAGGATGTCAACCTGCGCGCCAACCTTGAGTTCGGAATTTTCCATCGTCAACTTCTGTACCTGCTGACCGGCCTGCTGGAGTGCCTGTTGCATCTCTTCAAACTTCTGCTGAACTTGCGGCGGAATCTTGCCCCTGTTCTGCATCAGTTGCTTGAATTCTGCCGCGACGTTCGACGGCAACGGCGCAAAATCGAAGATTGAGGGAGGAATCGGAATACCCTCTTTCATCATCACCGGCAGAATTTGCTGCATCGCTTCCCACGTCTTCTCTCGAAAGTCTGGCGATGTCGGGCTCTGATCCACTACCAAGTCGTACTCTACGGTATCGTCACGGCGAACCAGAGGCATGTACTTAGGATTACCGTTCTGGCCGACAACCTTGATAAGTCTCCCGTCAGAAATGTACTCGCGGATGAAGAAGAGGAGCATGCGCCCCTGCAACTTCCGGTACAGACGCAGGGCATCGAACAGCGGCGCAAGAATGCCGTAAGCAGACTTCCGACGCTGCGCCTCGAGCACTCCTGCCTGCTCGCGGTTGGCAAGACCAAGCGATTCCAAGTTGATGCCAGAGACATACGGCAGGCTCTCGAACGCGAACGACATCAACTTGTCTAAGCCAGCTGGCGGCTGGGCTGGCGTTCGTTCCCTGATCTTGTTAATCCCACCTTCGTTAAGTTCGATAAGCGGATTAGACGCTGCCCATTGCTCTTCTGCTTTACGCGGGTCTTTCATCGCGTTCGTCTCAACAAACGCGCCGCCCTTGGCGTTCGTGTTGATGATGTGCAGGATTTGCGACAGCCACTTGTTCGCCCATCGCTGCGGATCCATCATCGCCCTAACGATGCCGTACCACATCTTCTTATTGCGGTCGCGCTTGGCGGTGATGAACTTGAACGTGAAGCCGTCCTGGCACTCAGCTTTCTTGTACTCGAGCTCGGTGCGCCCGCAGTAGAAGCCGCGGTAGTAAACGCGCTTCAGTTGCTTCACGAACTTGAGATCAGTTTGCGTGGCTTCCTTGTACGCCTTGCGAATCTTGGCGAATTTTTCCTTGTCGATGGAGACAATCTCTCCAGTCTGAGGGTCTAGCACACGATAGAACTGCTCGCGCCAGAAGCACTGATATTGCAGGACTAGCGACTGATCCTTGTGCTTATCGAAATCGGTATCGGTATCTTTGTAGAGGAATGCTAGGTCTGCGTTGTGCGGTGTCTTGTCCGGACCAAGACTGTCCCACGGCGTAACGGAGGTGTACTTATCCGGCCACGTGTCCTCAATTTCCTTGTTGTCCATCCAGTCGGCGTAGAAGACGAAGCGCGCGTCCTCATTGCATTTCTTGACAGACGCCGGATCCCAGAATGATTTGATCGGGTCTTTTCGCTCGATGACGATATTGCCGTCAGGATTACTCTCGTAATCCATCTTCATCTCGGTAACGCCTACGCCGCAGATTGTGGCGTCTCGGAACGCTTCAGAGTCCTCTTCTTCTCCGTGGCACTGGTCGCTTACCCAGTGAGCCGCAGCGGTCTCAATTTCTGAAATCTGGACATCTCCCTGCTCGCGCGGGAAGTAACTGATCTGCTGGCGGGAATTGACCTCTAGGCCGCATACCGCATCCACCATGACGCCCATGCGATTGAACGTGACGGCTGGCCGTTCCTGCTCTTCCAACCTCGTCAGGTCATCAGGAGACCATTGCTGGCCGGCGACGAAATCGAAGCATGTTTTAGCCTCGTCACGCCAATCGTTCAGTCCATCGCGCGCATCCTGCCAGCGACGATAGACATGCTCGAGGCGATCCTCGGCTTCTAGGTTCGGGCCGGTCTCTTTCTGGACCGATGCCCCATAATCAGCCACGTTACTACTTGTAGCTCTTGAAGCTACCGCTCGAGCGCTTTACATCGCCGCTTGTGTACTTCATCGTGCTGCCGCCGGCCGAGGAGTTTTTCTCCTGCGCCGAATCTCGTCCGCCTCGAGGCGGTAGTTTTCCTGTCGGGGTGTGCGTCTTACCGACGCGGGCGCTCGTAACGCTTCCTTTGCCTCTGGTGCTCTTGGTGACACTGGACATTTTATGTCTCTCCTGTTTATGCACTTAACCACGTTGTATTACGGCCATGCGCTCCACGCCTGCGCGAGTAGCGGTCCTGCTTCTGCGGCGCATCGCCATCTGCAACTGCGAAGCGCAGCATCATCAGTAAGTAGTGCGTCGCCTTCATCAAGTCATCAAACTCGGCGACAATCTTCCCATCCTTGCGGTGGTAGCTGCGGAACTCCTCGAACCACTGATGAAGGTTCCGATCCACCTTGAGCCGCCCTGTCTGCATCCGCGCAAGGGCTTCCCACACTGCAGCTTCGCTTCCGTTCTTGCGATCGTCAGGGAACTGTGCGTGTTCCGTGAGCATCTTCAAGCCTTGGCTCCGGTATAAATGCGCGATCTGTTCTCCGGAACTTTTGTCGTGCTGCAGCCCGTCGTGCGGCCATGATACAGGAATTGTATTTCCGCCTAACGCGACGATCCCTGCGGCGTAGACTGCGAGTGGCTGCTTCGACTGCTTGTACAGCGCGGTGATGTGAACACAATCGTTGTCCCTGTCCCATGCGGCTTTGACAGCAGCGGTAGGGTGATCGTGCCATCCGAAGTCCATCGCAATCAAGCGCGGCCACCAGGCCGGCGCCTGAATAGGATCCTCGGTAATCATGTCCTCGGACAGTTGGTAGACTGCCCCCTCGCCAAGCATCGGAATGCCCTTAGACCGAGCCTCGCGCTCATGCGGCAGGTAGCTCTCAATCGCCTTCCTGCGCTTCTCGGCATCGAAGTGTTCGGCCTCCTCAAGCGTCATCATCACAAGACCGCGATCTGGATGGCCTTGGTCAGGATAGAACTGCCGAACCACGTTCGACATTCCTAGGAGCGGCGTTAGCGTCAGGATGATTGGACCGGACGACACGGCTGTACGAGCGCTCGCCTCGCTCTTGATGTCCTCCGGAGATTCCTCATCCATCCACACGCCCTGCCATTCGTCGGCTTGCCACTTCTCTCGGCCATCGGCATAAGCCTTGAATACTGCCTCAGCGACTCCGCCGGACGCATGCCTAACGCGCACAATGTCAACCGCTTCAGGGATGCCGCGGGCGAGTTTGTAATCAATCAAAGCCGCTTTCGGGATGGCTCCTGTGCCAAACCTGCCGAACGGCCCGAGTAGCATCTTCTGCGCCCCGTCGCGGGTTAGCTCAGCCGTCTTCGACCCGACGCCCCAGCGACCTGGCTTGGTTATCCTTAACCCGTCCCACCATTCCGGGTAGTAGCCGGTCAGGTGGAACGCAATCTCAGATGCGGCGCAATAGGTTTTGCCGACACGGTTCCCGGCGAGCATCATGCGCTCGCGTTTCTCAATGCCGAGTTTGTGGAACAACCGCTGCTTCGGATACGGCTTGTAAAAGAGCAGCCGAGACTCGTTCTGCAACTGCTCGTAGCGCTTCAACTCCGAAAGACGTTCAGCGCTCACTCGCCACTTCCTTGATACGCCGCTCCGGAACCTGCTGTGTCTTCGCGGTGTAGTAGTGCCACATCTGCGCGTGCGGTACGTGCTTGTGCGCGTCAATCGCCGGGATACCTTCGGAATAGTGAAGTAACTGCGCCGCAGTATTGGCGCCGTATTCCCCAGGAATCCAATTCCACTCTATCGGCAGACTGCCGACCCTTTCCTTCGGCAACCAGCCGAAACGGTGCAGGAATGCGCCAGACTGCTCCTCGATGAACGCTGGCGTGAGAACCTTGTTCATGTAGTGCGAGCAGTCCCAGAGCATCACCGAGCTCCAATTCTTGCAAGGATAGTCGGCGTTCTCGGACTCCATTTCCGTGCCGAGATATTTGCGCGGAAACTTGGTCTTGTAATCGTGCTTCACCACCTGGACCGCATGCCACCCGGAACGCATCGCCCATAAGTCAACGATGTCACCCAAGCAGATCATGTCGGCACCATCAACGAAAATCGCATAGCCCTCGAAATCGCATAGATACGGGACGAGGAAACGACTGTAGGTAAACCTGTTCGTGCCATCCCTCTGCGCGTCCATCGTGAGCGGCGTCACCGATACTAGATCGCTTGCGCGCTCATGCAGAGAGTGAACGAAGTTGTGCCAGCCCTTCGACTCGCGCTCGTCCCAACCAGTGAAGACATGTATACGTTCCTTCATGCAGCCGCCTTCTCGGTCAGGAGATGCTTCCATTCCTCGTACATCCATTGCTTGCGATCGCCCTTGAAGTGCAGCACCCATTTATCGGCTGGCCTGTCCATCGGATTCTTCGGCGTGTAGTTGTAAACCTCCTTGTCCACGCAGGCGATCTTCCACTTATCTCGGCCCTGCTGCTGCTCAACGAACATCTCCCACACCGCCACCTGAGAGCCCCACCAGTTCCAGTCCAACTGTTCGGGCATCGCCATCACGCGATCGCGTACCTCGAGCCAGAACTCAGGCGTCCGGTACGCCACCACGCCGAAGAGGAAAGGCATGTTGCGGCCCTGGAAAATCTTGTCGCCGCGGTTCGTGAACAAAGCGTCGCACGGTACATTGAAGAGTACGCGCAGATCCTTCTGCACAACGATGTCCGTGTCGAGATACAGCACGTTCCCGCGAAGCTGCGCGCAAAAATCCGTGAGCCACGGAATCCAGTGCCATCCCTCTCTGCGCTTTCGCAGCACTTCGTCAACGCCTTCGATTGCCGGAGTCGTCAGGTCCGTAATCATCTTCACCGCTACGCCTGGCATCGTGCGCCGGCAGGACGCGACCATGATCCGCGCCACATCGCGCTGCAACTGAACCTTATCCTCGGTCCAGTGCCCCTCAACATGCGGGAACATCACGTAGGTCTCGCTCATACCACCGCCAATTCGCGCGCCGGCTGGAAAATCTTGAACTTACGTAGATCCGGATAGTCCTCGGTCTGGTCAGGTAGACCTTCCGGTAAATTATCCAGAAGCGTGAGGCCGCGCGCTGCCTGCTCCGGGACCATATAGCAATGCCAGCCAAGCATCGAGATTTGTTCCTCAGCATACGGCTTACCGGAACGACCGTCGTAGCGGGCCTTGCGTAACCACACTGAGGCGAGCGTGTCATCCGTCAGGATCATTCCCCCCCGCCCGATATTCACCAGTTTCTTCACGTGAAACGACAGGCAGTGCAGCCCACCGCCGTACATGCCGCGATGAAAGCGCTTTGCCCCATCCCAGATCCGATGCGGCGCGAGTTCGTACACACCGCTCCAGTCGTAATCCACGAATCTGACTGACAAGCCCGCATGAATGCACGCCATCGGGACAGAAACGTAGGTTCGCGCCGGCAAAATCACGTCATCGCCAAGTTTTAGCGCCTCGAATGCCTTCAGGAACTCAAGCGACAGGAAAATCGCGCTTGTGCAGCAGTCAACCGCCACCGCATAGCGAGATCCGGCGTACTCGGCAACTCGGTCCTCGAATTCCGCGACGATTCCGTAGGCATTCTTCATGCTGCTGCCTTCAGTACTAGCAATCTCTCGATTTCATCGCGCGTGATCGTCTTCAGGCAGCGGAAATACTGCGTCGTCTCCACGCGCCAAATCGGTTTAAACCATAGCGATAGAGATTCCATAATTTCCTTGATAAACGGCGCCCTCGCATATGTGAAATCCTGGTGCGCGATCACGGCGCTTTCAAGGATGTGCGGATAAAACTCAACCGCAATAGCCCGATGAAATTCGCGAGAGACAGAGCAGTCAACGTGCATGAATTCAATCGGCCCGCCCGTCCATTTCTGCGCAGAGGCGTCCCCCTCGGTGACGATCAGCCACTCCTTCCATGCCCTAGTCTGGAAATCAAACTCTGATCTGAAACTATTCCCCATAACGCGCGGCAAAAACTTCCGATACGTCTTCTCCAGGTCATTAGTGGGGAAGAGAAATGTGTCGAAAATGTGCAACTTCTTGAAATTCCCGTTCCGGTGGATGCCCTGCAGGATCGCAATCGCGCTCGAACCGCAGAACGTGCCTATTTCCACCAGTTCCCCCACTCCCTCGTAATT